TGAACCACAGGTCCTCCCTGTTAGCAACTCGGGACTTATTTTATGGGAAACGGTTTTGATCCGTCTCTACCCGCCCCCCCCTTGTGGGAGAAAGTTAAAGCTATGACTGAAGAAAAATTCTATAAAGTCAAACCTGAACAAGAACGTACCCTCGATTACGATGAGTACACCTATCTTTGTGAGCTCTCTGGAGTTTCAACTAGTGATAGATTAACACCCCAGGAATGGGAACAGCCTTTCGAAGGTTCTGCGGATATCTTACTCCGTTCGATGGGACAAAGAAGTGTAGTTCCTCCGCTTAAAGACCTTACTGGTTTCGTAGCTGGTAGACTTGCAGCAGAAGGAATAGATGCCATTATTAATGGTATTAATTCGTCACTAGATGACGGAACACTTGATGAGAAAGTTAAAGAATTTATCAAAAGAAGAAAAGAAGACATCGGTAAGCGTAACCCTTTTGGAAAAGGCAAAGGTGGTTCCGGTAGTGGTGGATCAGGAAATGGATTTAATGGTCCTACTCCAGGCGGTATGTCAGGAGGTAATCCCGAACTAATCACTCGTCAACTTTCTCAGAGTCCAAGACCTTGTGCTATTAATATAGATTCTGGCATTAAACACAATTTATATGCTAAGGTTAGATTGGACGCTAATGCTAATTCTTCTCCTTTACATCTTTCTACTGTTAGATTTAGTTTCCCAGATGCTTACTCTGATCCTCGATTCAAATCGTGGTGGGATATTAATGTAACAAACAAATTTCAGAAACTCGCACAAATGAGAGTTGGATTTAATATAAATTCAACAACTGTGTTTTCTAGTGATAGACTTTTCAGATATTATAATACGATCGCCCAAGGTTTACAGATTTATTACTCTGTACTTAAGCCGTATTTATATTCTTCGAACAACCAGAATGATGGTGTTCAGTTTTGGAGATCTAACCTTGTACCTCAAGATTTAGACTACTTACTACAACTTGGTGATTTATTAGCAAATGAACCAATTCCACCTTTCCTAAATGCGTGGATGTTTCAAATGTACGGTGTTTACTACCGTTCATCTATGAATCCAGGTTCTAGTCTTTGGGCTTTACACTCTACTTCTTTAGGTTCAACTCCGTCTACCACTTTCAAGCAAATCACTAACAACGATTCAGATATATATCTGTCACTCCAGTCTTTTACAGATCCGGATTACAGAAAGACATCAGACATGGTTGCTAGAGTATTCCCAGAATGGCGAGGTGAACAGGTATTCACTACTCCGGCTGTTGCCGAGTACTCACCAAACATGAATACTCTATGGGCTAATCTACCTTACATTAGTGGTACAACTACTAATAGTACTGGCCCTATAGTACCAACTGAAGTCGATGAAGTACCGTACAATTCGTACGCTGATAGTTATGATGGTTTAATTGAAGCACATATGGCTATATATGATAGTTCTAACGGAGCGTTATGCCCTGCATTTCTAATTCCTGTTTCGAACGCTTTTAATAGTGGATCTCAATTCTCTTCTCGCTTAAGTTACTCTAATTTAGCTAACCCAAGCATACCAGGAATGTCGTGGTCTGGTGAATTTCCAGAACTTGCTTACTCACGAGGTGAAACATTCACACTTGTTGGTAACACACCATCTAATTTCGATAAGTTTGGAACTGAATCTGTTCTTGGCGTTACTGTTAATTCAGTTCGAGAAGTTGCTTATGTTGCGCTTGAAAAGCTAGTCGGTTTAACCGCTGCTACCAATTCACCAACGTCTCCTTCTATGGCTGTTGAAAGAGGTGTCAATGACGCTAAATCAACAACGAAGAAACGTCGCAGACGTAAAGGTGGTAAGGATAAAGCTAAAACTAAAGATAGCAAGTAAATGATTTTATCAGCTACAGTAATAATATGGTTAAATTAGAAAAGCTGTCAAGCACAGAGAAAAGAGTTGTCGACTCTAACCAATCTATGTCCTCGCACCTGTATAACGTTTGGAATATCGGTACTTCTTACACTCCTCGTAGCTGGTGGTATGAGAAGAGAAAACCACAAACTGTTTTGGATGAATGGCTTACTATTCTCAAATCTGAGATAAAGTCTAATCCTAATTCTAAAACTATATTAGACTTTGAGGAAGGGTATATTCCTAAATTTGGTCCTCAAGGTGGTCGTCCTCCTCTTAAAGACAAAATGGTATTATTTGAAACCCAGTATTCGCATAGTACTGAGCCTGAGTTATTCAAAACAGATATATGGAATCAATCTGTTGATGCCACTCGTATTAAGATATTTGGTAACGCAAAGAATAAACGACCTAAGAGCACTGATTCTGTTATTGCTGAAATGCGCAACAAAGGAAAACTATCTACTAATGCTGGTTGGCCTAGTTTCAGCAAAAGAAATAAAGAAGAGACTATCAAACAAGCTAAACTTGACAGTCAAGACCGTAACTGGTTTTCTTTCCCTGCTTTAATCTTACTTCGAAATCAATTTGGTAAGGATCGTTTCATTTGGATGTTTCCCTTTTCTACCAATATTGAAGAAAATAGATATATTTTCCCTCTTATGGAATTAGCTCGTAAACAAGCTAACGTTAACGTGACACCATGGGAAGGTATTTTAAAGGTTAAGCAGAACCTCACGCAAATATGGGTTCCAGGATCCCGTGCCGTGGGTGGTGATATATCCGCTATGGATGGTAACTTTAAAGAGTATCATTCGGATCAAGTCTTTAAGTGTACATCTCCTATATACCAACCAGTTTATAGAGAAGACTATAAGGCTTTATTTGACAATTTACACAACATCGAAGTACTTGTTAGTCCAGACAGCAAGGTTGTGGGTCCACATGGTGTAGCATCTGGTTCCGGTGGTACGCAGTTTGTCGAAACAATATTCCAATGTATTTTCTTAGAGTATATAAGAAGGATAGGTCTAGTACTTGGAGACGATAGCTGTATTATCTACCCAGATGAAGATAAGAGTCGAGCGCATGAGATTGTTGATGCGTTTCAATCAGTTGGCTTACCCGCCAACATTGATAAACAATCCGATGCTAAGGACTATGTTGTATTCCTTCAGCGTCTATTTATCCGTGGTGTAATGTCCCGTGAGGACAAGAATGTGTTAGCAGGAATTTACAGCACTATAAGAGCTTTAACTTCTATGATGTTTCCAGAGAGATTTTACTCTCCTAATGAGTATAATTCAGACGTATTTTGCATCCGTATCTTCATGATTCTTGAAAATTGTGTAGATTCACCGGTGTTTGAGAAATTTTGCGAGTTCGTTGCTAAAGGTCAAAAGGACCTAATCCCTTTTGCTAAGAAAACTTCCTCAGAGCTTGACAAGCTATGGGAGAATTCTAAATCCATCAACGATTTAGTACCTAGTTACAACCAGGAGAAACTAGATTCTAAATTAAGCTCGTTTGCTTCAATACGTTACGTATCGCAATTGTAA